TGTCACAACACCATGTTGCAACCACCGCAACCTTCCTTCTTTGACGCACACACCCACCTACGAGTGTGTGCAACTCATTGTACCATACGGCATCACCGAACGGCACAACAACTCTTTGACGCTCACACCCACCAACGCAGGCATGAACACCATGTCATTCGGCAACACCGAACAACTGCCCCTTAATCTTTGACGCACACATCCGCCCCCGCATATAGAACAGCATGAAAACAATGGGGTTCTCACGGACCCGCCCGCCTGCGTTATCGGCTCAAAAAGTTGGGGGAACTGTGCGGATGCGGGTGCGCCCGTGTGTTTACAGCAATTTACCGACTCCTAATGCGGGTGGGGGGGCGTGGGGGGGGTACGGCACGCTCCGTTCTGGTACTCTATGACCTTAGAGCCAGAGGGCAGTTTTTGGATTGTGGGTTATATGACCTGTCCATGCTATGACGGTGGTCACATGGGGTGGGGGTCTAATGGTCGGAGTCCCTTATATTATATGGTGTGTTATATAACAAAACCACCCCATTAGGGGTGGTTTAACATAGTGTGCTATAATGTTACAGTATTGTTACGAACCTTTAATCCATTTCTTGTTTTTGGGTTGTGCAGTCTTAGATTTGTCCCATTTAACTTTGTCTGCCCACCAAGCAGGTGACATTGGTCCTCTGGCAATGTTTTTGGCGTGACGATTTTTGAACGCTGCGTTCTGTCCTGCGGACTGATTAGTTTTTACACCTTGTTGACCAAACCTGAGTGTTTTGATTTGTCCGCCAGATTTGGCTACGACAATGTGAGACTTAGTAGGATGGCTGGGTGTACGCTTAGGTTTGTTGTAACCTGAGACACCTGCTCTTGCTAGTCGTGGGTCACGCTTTGATGTAGCCATTATGCTGTCCTTGCTTTCTTTCCAGCCTTTTTGGCTGCTGGAGTATTTGGAACAAACTGTTTACCCTGCTTAATACCTTTACGCTTCGCTGCCGTAGTGGCAGCGTACTGGGCGGGTGTCAGTTTCTTTATAGCCTTGGATGGCAGGTACCGTTCACCTGTAGCCTTAGGTCCCTGAGTGGATGGCTTACCAGATTTCGTAGTCCACTTCTCAGATGTCCACTTGCTAAGACTAGATTGTTTAGCGGTTTTTGGACCAGAGTATCCTCCACCAGCCTTCTTGTAGCGTTGTGCTACCAGTTGCGCTTTACGGGCAGACCACTGACCTGCCTTACCCCCAGAAGTGCCAGCCTTAACGGAAGCAACAATTCTGGCACGCAACTCTGGTTTAGTATAACCCATTACTTTTTCGGTTTCGGCTTCTTCTTAGCCAACAACTTTATTAGCACACGGTCCTGCTCAGTTAAGTTCACTATCTAACCATTCCTTGTCATTCAACCAGTTTTCATCCAAATATGTGACATGTTCAAACTGTTCAACAGTCTTAAACAAAGCCCTGAGGAACATAACCACAAAACCTAATGTAATAAACACTGTCCCTAATACTAGCATCATTGTTCCTACCATAACACCCTTCCTTGTCCATGCTAAACATGTTCTTGTTGTTTCTATTTTAGAATAGTATTGTCAGTTACGCAGCCACACTACACTGCGTTTGTGTGGCACAACCTACTGGATTGTGCCCCCCCTACCCCCCCATACTAATATTGTACTGTTCCCTATACAAGTTAAATACAAGTTTTTATAAAACCCAACACCCACAACAACCAACCACCAAATGTAACACAACTGTAACAAACATTTAACACAACTGTAACAATCCCCCTAGGGAACAGAACGCCACTAGTGAATGTCAGAAAACTCTAACACACTGGACGCTAGGCAAGAAAAGTTTTTAAACTGGCTGTGCACCCCCGCCAACGGCAGGGTGCCATCCAGCCAAAACCAGTATGCCAAAGTAGAAGGCGTGGACGAAACCACACTTAGACGCTGGAAAAAGAAACCAGTGTTCAAATCTGAATGGGAACGCCGAGTCAACGAACTTCAATCATCACCCGAAAGAACACAACAATTGCTGGACAACCTGTTCCAGCGTGCTCTTGAGGGGGATAATAATTCGGCTAAACTGTATTTGCAGGCTACTGGTCGTTTGGCTCCAGTTCAATTTCAGGTTGAGCATAGTGGCAAGGCGAGTGAGTTGTCTGATACGGAGTTGGCTGAGTTGATTGCCGCTGGGGCGGCTTCTGAGCAGCGTTTCCGTTTGGAAACTAAAACAGTAAAGGCTATTGATGGCGACAACTAATGATGCAATGTACATTTCTTTGAAAGCAATGTATCCTACGGCTGGTGATACTTTGGGTGATTTGTTGTATGCTCATTGGTCTGCTGAGGGTTTGGGTTTTCGTGGTTCTTTGCAGTTTGATTATTATGTTGCTCAAGAATCTGTTTCTGAGGCTACTGGTACTACTTGGGGTGATTTGGCAAACAGTTTTTGGTCTGACCCAGATTTTGTGGTTTCTAACCTAGAAAATGAATCAGGGAACGATTTGCTACTAGAGGACGGGTCATTTGTGTTGTTGGAAGTAGGTAATGGGTAATGGCTGATAGTAAAATTTCTGCGCTAACTGCGCTGGTTGCTGCCGATGTAGTATCTTCTGATGTTTTACCTATTGTAGATATTTCTGCTACTACTACCAAAAAGATTACTGTTAGTTCTTTGGCTGCCAGCATTGCTGCTATTGGTTTAAATGCTGGTGAAGGTGTTCCTACCATTATTCATGGTATTGAACTACCTACGGGTCATCAGATTCGTTTTGAGGGTTCAACAGATAACGCTTTTGAAACATTTCTGACAGTTGTTGACCCTACTGCTGACCGAACTATAACTTTTCCTAACGAAACTGGAACAGTTGCTCTTGTTGGTCAACAGGCTTATTGGGGCTAGGGAACAAAGGACACATAGTATATGGCTTTAACTATTCCAAACACTTTCGTTAATGGCACTCCTGCTATTGCTACGGAAGTTAACGCAAACTTTACTGCTGTAAAGACCGAGGTTGACCTGAAAATAGCATCAACGATTGTTGATGCCAAGGGTGATTTGATTGTTGCTACCGCAGCAGATACCGTTGCTCGTCAGGCTGTTGGGTCTAATGGTCAGGTGTTGGTTGCTGATTCGGGTGTGACGAATGGTGTTGCGTGGGTTGACCCGCAGACGAACCGTAATGTGGTTATCAATGGTGCTATGCAGGTTGCACAGCGTGGAACATCAGTAGCAGGGATTACTGGTGTTGGTTATAATACGGCAGACAGGTACAGGACTGTTGTCGTCAATATGGGTGCTTGGACTCAATCCGTGGAGGCTGACGCACCAACAGGTTCAGGTTTTCGCAAATCTCTAAAAATGCTTTGCACGACTGCTGATGCTTCACCTGCTGCTGCTGATGTAATGGTGATAGACCAGTTTTTTGAAGGTCAAAATGTTCAACGGTTTCTTAAAGGAACCGCATCAGCGAAACCGTTTGCCCTTTCATTTTGGGTGAAATCAAATGTAACTGGAACATATATTGCTCAGTTGACCGACCTTGACAATACTCGTCAAGTTTCCGCTTCGTACACAATTTCTGCGTCTGCTACATGGGAAAAGAAAACAATCATTTTTCCAGCCGATACAACAGGTGTATTTGATAACGACAACGCAGCGAGCCTTGCGGTGCAGTTCAGTCTGGGTGCAGGCACAGACTACACATCAGGAACATTGAACACCACTTGGGCTTCAACAGTAAATGCCAATACCGCTGTCGGTCAAACAAACCTTGCTGCTGCAACAAGCAACTATTGGCAGATTACGGGTGTTCAACTTGAGGCTGGTTCTGTTGCTACACCATTTGAGTTTGAGGACTTCAGCACAACGCTTGCTAAATGCCAACGGTATTACTACCGAACCACAGCCGATACCACTTTTGCTTATCTTGGTTTTGGTATGGCTGGTTCAACAACAATTGGAAAAATTCAAATAACACCACCAGTTACAATGCGAACTGTCCCAACAGTATTAGATACACCTACTGTTAGCACTTTGAGATTGACGGATGGAGTAACTGGAACTACAGCAACAGCGATTGCATACGATGCTGATACCGCAAACGAAGTAATCACATTTAATGTGACCGTTGCATCAGGTTTAACACAATTCAGACCATATTTTTTTGGTGCTAATAATTCAGCCGTTGCTTATGTGGGATTTGGGGCAGAACTATGAGAAGTTTTGAAATTATTGGCGAAGACGGTTCTAAAACTGAATGGATTGAAATTGAAATCTCTGAAGGTCATTTTACACAAATGACAAAAGAGGCTTACGACAAACAGCAAATTGACGAGCCGTAGATGTGGGTCGCAATTTAACTAGGTGGCTGATATTCCTACCCAGCGTTGTCCTAGCCTTATTTGGCACAGTAACAAACGCTGAACCCGTACAAGGTTTAAATGCTACGGGGTATATCGTTACCGATATACCACCAACGAAATCCGATACTGTTTATGAAACTTGTGGTTCGGAACTAGAAAATAACATTAACCGTAGTTTTAATGGTGAACCGTTTCAGGATTGCCCTGAAGATATGTTTATGGTTCATTACACGGGTTCTATTATTATTCCCGCACATGACACTATCCAGTTTTGGTTGGCTTCTGATGATGGTGGAACTATAAAGATTGGCATGGACGAGTTTGGCTTTTGGGGTGACCAAGGTTGTTCTGCTACTGAATCAGGATTTCTGGATTTGGATGCTGGTATCCATAGTTTGGATGGCTGGTTTTATGAGAATGGTGGTGGGACTTGTTGGATGTTGGCTTGGCAGATTGATGATGAGCCTTGGCAGATTGTTCCTGATGAGGCTTTTATTGCAAATGGAGAATCATGGAGTACTACGACTGTTCAAACAACGACAACTACAAGTGTACCCGAAACAACAGTTGTGGATACGAGCATTGCCCCTGTTCAGACATCTACCTCTACGAGTATTTCAACGACAGTTCCGATAACGACAGTTCCGATAACGACAACAACGAATACTACTACAACTAGTGTTGTTTCTACGACCAGCGTGACGGTTGAGCAGTCCACAACGACCACAGAAGCCGAAGAGCAACCAGTACAGCAAGTACCTGTATGGGTTGAGCCTGAACCCATAGTAGAAACAACCACAGAAGATACGGAACCCATTCCAGTAATTCTAGAAGAAGTTGAAGAAGTAACTGTAGAAACATATCCTGATTTTCCTGAGATTGTAGATGAAGTTGTGGATGAGGTTATTGTTGATGATACGGTTGTTGATTATATTATAACAGAAAATAGTCAACTTGAAGAAGTTATTGTTGAAGATACTATTGTTGATATATTAGACAAAGTAGAGTTGGAAGAAATTCTTGAGGATGTTGAAACGATAACAGTAGAGGAAGCGGTTGCTGTTGCGCAGGATGCTGAGTTTGTTGAATCGTTGTCACCTTCTCAGGCTGTTGCGGTGTTTGATGCTGTTGTTGTTTCTGACCTATCTGAAGAACAGATTGATGCTATCGTTGAAGCAGTTCAGGATGCACCAACTGAGGTTCGTGAGGCGTTTGAGCAGGAGATAAATATTTTTGCTGAAGGTTTTGATGAGTATGTTCCTTTGGGTAGTAATGTTCCTGTTGGTACTCGTAAAACCCTTATAGCAGTTGCGGCTGGTACAGCCGCTGTTGCTTCTAGTTCAAGAAGGAACAAATAGACTACTATATGAAGAAAATTGTATCCGAAATCCATGGTTTAACTTGGACATTGGCTGGAACTGGTATGGTTCTAATTACTTTGTCTGGTTCAACTAGGACTTTAGGCATACAGATAACATTAGTAGCCATTGTAGTACATATAATTGGTTCTATTATAGGAGATAAAAATGAATAAGGTAAAAGATGTAGCAGGACGAATTGTTGCACTATTTTTGACCAACGCCCTTGGCGTTGTCACTGGTGCTGCTGTTATCGCCCCTGACTTGTCGGTTGCTAAAGCAGCGTTGATTGCTGGTGCAGTATCAGTATTTAAGGTTGTTGAAGGTCTTGCCAAGGCAAGCATTGATGGTGTTCTAACTTCAGAGGAAATTGATGCCGCATTTGGCGCAACTCCTAAGAAGATTGCCGCCAAAAGGGCTGCTGTTAAGGCTGAAGTAAAATAGTTGAAACTGTTCATTACACCCGTTAAACCTTGCCAACACTTAAAGGGCAAAAAGCCCAGCCAAGTGTTACCTAAGATGTTGCGCAAGGTTGTCGGTGGTGGCTCTTTAGAGTTATGTGCTGCTGACGCATGGGAGGCTATGGTCGCTGCTGCGAAGGCTGATGGAGTCAAGTTGGCTCCCACTTCGCTCGGCGACCTATTCCGCAGTATTGAACAACAGAAAAAAGGTTTTTTACAAAGATACCAACAAGAAGAAATTGTCGGTGCGTCAACACGCACCTACAATGGTAAGAAATGGTATTTGAAGAAAGGTAATGCACCGTTGGCTGCGCCAAACGATGATGCCAAAACATGTTCCAAACACATGTTGGGTATTGCTGTTGATGTTGCTGGAGCAAACGGTGAGCGTTTAGAATGGATGTTTAACAACATCGCAAAGTTTGGTTGGTCTTGGGAAGTTGTTCCCGAAGAACCTTGGCATATTCGTTATGTCGCTGGAGATGATACTCCACAAGCCGTATTGGCTTGGAAAGAATCAGTTAAGTAATATTCCCAATCAATGACTACGGTCATTTAGGATGGTTTTATGAAGAAAATAATTATGATGGCTATTGCCATATCTTTGTTGGCTTCGCCGACTTTTGTCCACGCAAAACATTATCCGACCCTGAAGTGTAGGAACCACTATGATATTATGTGGCGTGAATCCCGATGCAACGCATCGGCAATTAACCGTGACGACCCCATGGGTGGTTCTATTGGTTTGTTCCAGATTAATAAGTTTTGGTGTAAACCAAACCGTTATACTGAACAAGGCTTCCTTCAGGATGCTGGTGTGTTAACAAAATGTAAAGACTTATATAATCCCATTATTAGCGGTAAGGCTATGATGGCTATATATGATTATGCTGATAACCGCTACGGTGATGGATGGGGTCCTTGGGGCGGAGAACCGAAGTGGAATTAAGAGAACTATTAAACGAACAAGAGTTCCGCAAATGTCGTGGACCAGAAAACGCTACTAACGAAGAACTGTTAGAAGCGTTCTCATATTTTTGTAGTAACTTTTGGTTTATTAAACATCCTGAAAAGGGTAGAACAAAGTTTGAATTGCGTGAAGCGCAATTAGAAACTGTTTCTGTTTGGTTGGAAGAACGCTATAGTATTGTTTTGAAAGCCCGTCAGATTGGGTTTTCTACTTTGGTTTCTGCTTACGCTTTTTGGTTGGCGTTCTTTTGGCAAGACCGTTTTATTGTTATGCTATCTAGAACCGAGCGTGAATCTGTTAAGTTGTTGGCTAAAGCAAAATATGGTTACCGCTTTATGCCACAATGGATGAAAGAGCGTGGACCGTCACAAACAACAGAACACCAACTTAAAATGGTGTTTAGCAACGAATCCAGTATTGAGTCACTGCCATCCAGTAATGACCCTGCTCGTGGTGAGTCGGTGTATTTGGTTATTGTGGACGAGTGGGCGTTTTTGCCTAATGCTGAGGAAGCGTGGGCTTCTATTGAGCCTGTAGCGGATGTCGGCGGTCGTGTGATTGGTTTGTCCACCGCTAATGGTTCAGGTAACTTTTATCACCAGTTATGGGTTGGTTCCCAAACGGGAACCAACAAGTTTAAGGGAATCTTTTTTTCTTGGGCTGCTGATGGTGAACGAGATGAAAATTGGTATGAGTCCAAAGCAGCCAACATGCACCCTTGGCAGTTGCACCAAGAATACCCATCATTCCCTGAAGAAGCGTTCATCAAATCAGGTAACCCAGTGTTTGACATCCAAATGTTGGATGACATGGTTATAGTTGATTCAGATAACGGATACTACCATTTGTACTCTAGCGGTAATGGTGAGTTCCATTATGCCGAGGATGGCGAGTTGTCTATTTGGGATTTCCCACGCTCCGAGGGTGTTTATGTGATTGGAGCCGATGTCGCTGAAGGGCTAAGTTATGGTGACTATAGTTCTGCCCATATTATTGATGCTTCTACTGGTATTGTGTGCGCTCATTGGCATGGACGAATTGAGCCAGACTTGTTTGGCGAAATGCTTGCCGAACTGGGATGGTGGTATAAGAACGCTTTGTTGGGTGTTGAAAATAACAACCACGGTTTGACCACTTTGAAAGCAGCACAAAAGTACGGTTACAAAAATCTTTATAGGCAGCGCAAGTTGGCTCGGGTGCGTCCTGAGGCTACAGACATTTTGGGTTGGCGCACTACAGCAACTAGTAAGCCGTTGATGATTGACGAACTTAGTGCTTCTTTGCGTGATTCCAGTATTGAGGTTTATGACCGTTTAACTATTGCCGAGTTACGCACCTTCGTGCGTAAGGAGAATGGTAAAATGGCTGGTTCACCGCATGATGACAGGGTTATTTCTTTGGCTATTGCTAATCAGATGATAAAATAT